GCCGGGGGCATAACCCCAGGCGGAGGCATTGGTGGCGGGCCGCCCACCATGGGCATGGGCGGCCCGCCGGGCATGGGTGGCCCACCGGACATGGGCGGCCCGCCGGGCATGGGCGGGGGTGCCCCGAGCGGCATAGGAGGTAAACCACCTGGTGGAGCCTGCGGCATTCCCCCGCCTCCTAAAGTATCCCTCAACATCTGGGCTTTACTCAAGAGCATTGCTGTAAGCTCACCGAGGTATAGCTCTGCGAGGTCTTCGCGCCCTTGCTTGAGTGATGCTTGGTAGAGGCTCCATGTAGCAGCTTCCGGCAGGGTACGCTCGGCTATCTGCTCCTTGATGGAGTCCTCTGTTTGGTCTGCGTCCTGCACGCCCAGTATATTATCCCGAATCCAGAGATCTGGCATGAGCGGAGTCGGGCCTTCGCGGGCGATTTGGGCCATTGAGTACTTGGACATATCGTCTTGGGGCAATCGGGCCACTACGGAGACATTTACGTCGCCGCCGTCCTTGACGCGACTGGGGGTTATCTTCTCCGCGAAGTACATCCGGTTATTATCGCGGCCTGATAGCTCAAAGGCTTTAAAGCGCTTAGAGACATACTGGTCTGACAGCAGGTTACATATCTGCCGGTAGGCCTTCTCCATCGCCAGCACTCTAGGGAACAGCACTGTCTCCACGCCTTGCTTGAGGGTATTTATGGCAAAGCCGGAGAGTTGGAACGGTAGTTCGCCATAGACGGAGTGAGGGATAGAGCCTCGCTGCATCTCGCCTGAGACCATACCCATGTAGGCACCGCTCTCGCGTGCCATCTCCAGTAGGCCGAGGGGTTCTACGTCTTCTCCCTGTGCCAGAGAGATCTCGGTGCCTTCCTTGTAGGGGTCTTCATCCAGCACCTTGGTGCCGTCGCGGGAGCGTATCTTCAGTCCTTGACGGCGGCTACGAGCGACAAGCTCTAGCATGGCGCTCATCATGAAGTTATGTTTCTCGTACAGTTTACGTGTGGACTTATAGACTGACTCCCCGAAGTCTCCCACGGTATCTTCGATGGAAGACCATTCAAGGGATTGTACGAGGGGGCTTGATCCTACCGGGCCCACAAAGACGGGTACGCCATCGTGGCCGTGGCGGGTACGTTTCTTGATAAAACGATGGGGTACGGCTACGAAGTTATCTTCGCGATCATAGAAGTCATAGACCTCAATACCGTTCTCGATGCCTTTGAGGTCTCCGAGATGGACATTATACTGGCTCTCGATCTCCGCCTTGGTCTTCTTGACCTTGTAGCAGGCCCATGCGAGGCCTTCGGAGTCCGTACCCCAGTAGGTATGCATGGGATCCCAGGGCGTTATATCGACGTATGTATCTTCGTTATCGGTTTTGACCAGTAGGGCTCTACCGGCGTACCACCCTCTTAGGGCGATATACCATGCAAGCTGACTCTGGAGCGAGGGCATGATCTTCATGCAGAGGCGGTCATCTCCGGCGCGGAGCGCCCCTATGAGGAAGCGTTCCTTGTCGTTATTGACCTCTCTAGAGTTACGCGGGTTCCCGTTGGGCGGGATACGGACGATAAGGTCGGCTGAGGTGAGCCACGCTATGATCTTATCGGCATAGGTTTGGGCTTCGTTACTGGTATAGGACTGGTAGCCATCGCCTGCGTCATAGGGCTCCAGGCGATATACCTGGTGATCGAAGTCCATACGCTGGCGGAGCGGCTCCGTAGCCTCGTAGTGGCCCTCGACCATCGCGACGATGTCTTCGACCTTGCGTTTCGCCAACTATCTCCACCTCTTGACCTTAATAAAGCTACGGTTGTTAATATATCCGTAACCATAGCGGTCTATGAGGCCGTATATAACAGCCTTAACAGCATGGTTGTTTTTATCTTCAGGAGCCTCACCTACTATATTACCATCTCTGTCCGTTTTCCAGCGATAGGCGTGAGTTTGACCATCGAGTGGGCTCTGGGCCACCCCAAATTCTGACAAAATGCCTTTGCAAGAGGGATTAAAAACGATTTTTGGGACATTGGTTGTCGGATCGGAGCGCAAAAAGCCTTTAAGGCGCTCAGTGCCATCATTGATACGGACTTTCTGGGCTGCCAGATAGACACCACTCTGCTCCATCCATATCTCTGCCGGTGCGCTCATGGCCTGATGCTGGTATCCCGCTATGTCTATGGCCCCTCCTACGACATCCTGCCACCAGGGTCGAGATTTTACTATATCGACCATCTCGGTAGTTATTAAGCCTTGCTCAAACACCTCATCTATGATGATGATTTGGCCGTTGATCTCTTGGGCGACTTCGACGGCATATGCTCCTGCATATCCGGGGTCTATCCAGAGGTAAACGGGTTCACCTTTAACCCATTTTGCGGCGGGATCGATATGTATGTCCGGGCGAAATTCCGCAAAAACGAGGCCTTGTGGGGGTGAGGGGATACCTTCGATGCGTTCCATAAAGAAATCATCGGAGGACTGGGCACGCAGTTTGAGTATCTCGGGATCGTTCTTGCCGGCGGGGTAGAGGTGCTGGTTGGAGTAGCTTGGGAGGGAGAAGCTCTGCTCGTCATCGTGGACGCCTTGGTTCCACGTCATAAATAACTGTGGATACCAGCCAAGGGAGCCCTCGAACGTACCGGCTAGGAACAGCCACCCCCGTTTAGGGGCTAAGCGGCTTCTGAGTCGATGGAACGAGTCCAGATCTAACTGTGACGCCTCGCATCCTATGATGCCGTTGGGGGCTTTCATAGCTAGGGTGCGGGGGTCTTTGGCGCTCTTGGTCTCTATACGGGTGCCATCTGCCAGTATGATATTACCGGGATCCACCCTCTTGGTAACGGACGCGAGTATACCCAGTGCGGCGAAATCTTCTACGAGGTAGTCGAACTCAGCGCGTGTGCGTTCGTAGTCTGCGGCCACCAGCCAGTAGAGACCCGGTTCTTCGATCTCCAGAAACCGCGACACCAAATATTTGGAGGCCACCATGGACTTCCCTGCCTGCTCACCCCCTGCAACGAGGATAAAGCGTTTACGGCAGTCCAGTATGGGGCATTGAGCCTCGGTGGGTTTAAATGCCAGTCGCTCAAACAGATATTCTGTAAGCTCAGGCTTTAGTGGAGTCTGGGTCAGGGGTTTTACTCCTAGAGAGGATCTTCTCTACCGCATCTAAGGCGTTCTTACGATCTTCAGCGCGGGTGGTTTGGGCTATCACCGACTCTTCACTTTCCACTTTCTCTGTTGGAACCACTTTCCTTACCTGAACCTCCTTCTTAACCTTGTCCTGGCTCTTCACCCATTTTTTCCACTCTATCATCATCTCTCTCGCATTATCGTCGGCTCGGTATGTATCACGTCGGTACTTCTCAGGCCAGCACGCATTGAGTAGAGTGATAATCAAGACGGGGTTACCGTCGGGTTTCTGTAACTTAACCCTCGCAAAAGCGAGATCTTGGAGACCTTCCCTGAACAACTCGTTAGCGGTCTCTAGGCGCACCTTAAAATTCTGCACGTCCCTCTGACGCCAGTCCGCTACGGTGGAACGGTCTATCTTAGATAGGGTACACGCACCCCTGATAGTCCCGGCTTCCCCGAATGCCGCGATAAACTTGTCCTGGCGGGCCTTAGTCCTCTTCCCTACAACAGAATCCTTGCTACTCGGCTTGACTGTATCCCTTGTCCTCGACATCTATGTGTCTCCTAGATTGAGTTTGGGCACCCCCCATGGTAATCCCTCAGGCAGGGTGTTTTGGAATACCCTTGTCTCAAAACATACCTTACACGTCCCAGTAACCTCACCACCCCGCTTAGGTGAAGGGATAACCCAGTAGTGCGGATGCCTTGGAATATCCTCCAACCTATCGAGCTTACCCAAAGCATAGTGGTGAATCCATTCCCTGAGCGTAGTCCGGGGCACCTTCAGTACATCCGATATATACCTCTGAGACTGCCCGGAGCAGTGACCCCTGATAGCAGCGTGGATTACCTCCTTTGAGTATGAGTACGAACGGGTGGAAGACATGCGGCAAGGATACATTCCTTGAAAAGTTTTATCAACCCCGCCCTCGTTGGAAATAACCTGGGAAAAGAATGCAGCCCTGTAACAAGCCGTGCAGAGTCCGAAACCAGTTTCTCTTCCGCTTTTCCCAACCCTATGCAGGAAAAGGGAAAAGAAAAAGAAATGGATGGCGGCGGTGACCAGTTGGCTGACATCGTTAAATAAGTTGTGTGTTTTACTGTCAGTATTGCCACCCTCGCGCGCGCGCGCGTAAGAAGCAGTCTTATAAGAGCAGTCTTGTCCAGCCCTATAAAGGAGCTGGACACTGTATACAGTGTAATCAGTGAAATTACACTCCATCTTCGTTTTTTTACGGATTACATGTAATTTCAATGTAATAATACCAGAACCGGAATATTACATGTAATTACAGTGTAATTCTGTGAATTACATCAGATTACAGTGTAATCCTCCAGCCCCCGGAAGGGCGGCTTTACAGCTGAATTTCTGGCGGGGGTAGAAGCTTATATATAGTAAGGCAGTCAAGCCCTACCCCCCCCCTCCCCCCCTCTCCCCCTGCGTACCTTGGTCCGGGGCTGGTCCGGGACTGGTCCGGGACTGGTCCGGGGCTGGCCTGGATCCGGTCTAGGGCTGGCCCGGATCCGGCCTGTTTTGCAAGGGCCGGGGCTGTTGTCGAGTAATCAAACCGTACCTGCCCCTTGACTACTACGTTATGACGCTGTACACTGTCCACGCAGTAACGTGTGTCTAGGGCGGCCCTGAGTAGATAGGAGAAAACATGGCAATGTTAATCAAAGAA